AGGAGAAGGAGAATATAAATTTATGAAATGGTGTGACATCACATCATCTGTGCAAGAATGGGGTAGTGAAGAAATAATTATTCCTTATATCTCACCTGTTGATGGTAAACGTCACAGATACTTTCCCGATTTCTATGTCAAAATAGAAAACCGTAAGTATTTAGTTGAAGTTAAACCATTTAGACAGACTTTAGAACCCAAGACACAGAAAAGAAACACAAAGAGATATATAAATGAGGTTGTTACCTATCATATTAATAAAGCAAAGTGGAAAGCAGCAACTGAGTTTTGTAAAGACAACTCATGGGAGTTTATGTTAATCACCGAGAAGGAACTTAAAGTATAATGGCAATCCCAAATCCTCAAAATGCTAGAAAGATTGCACCCGCACATGGTGTTGGTGGGTTTCTTAGTACGATGATAAAGAACAAAAGGAATGCACCTGCTACACTGAACAAGTTCTCAGTTAGTTTTGCAACACCACCTATCCTACTACCTCGTAGTGTGGGAGGAAATAGTTCTACTGGAATCACGAGTCTTGAGAGGGGAAATGCTGCTGATCTATTAGATTACTATGCAAATAGTGTTAGTCTACCTAGTAGACAGGTCACTACTGCTCAGTTCCAACCCCCTGGTGCATCTGTAAAATATGCAACAAACCAATCATTCAGTGAAATGAATATTGAGTTTACTATACCGAGATCACAATACACTAGATCAATATTTGAAACATGGGTTAATAGAATCACACAAGACTCAAGTCAGTTCGTTGATTTTTATGATCGTTATTGTTCACCTAAAGTCAGAGTATATAAATGGGAGACAACATCACAGAATATAAATCAATTTGATGTGCAATTTAGAAATACTTCTCTAGGAGAACTGACTGGTTGTTGGGAGATGCAGAACGTATATCCATATAATATTGGTACAATACAATTAAATAACGAACAAAATACTATCATGAGGTTGCAGATAGGATTCTATTATGAAAGATATAGATTCTATTCTGCTGATGAGGTCACTGATCCAGGGTCAAACTTCAAGATCACTCTACCTGCAGGTGTAGGTGGTGGATACGATGCTTCAATAGGTCAAGAAGGTAGTGAAGTTAGACCTACATACACAGTATCTGGTGTTACTTACGATAGTGATAGTGGAAGACCAATCAACCTTGTATAGATAGTGCCTAAATAAAGCATGATGTGAAATAATTTATGGCATTACCTAAGTTAAATGTACCTAAGTACAAACTGAAACTACCGTCAGACGGTAGAACCGTGAACTTCAGACCATTCCTTGTAAAAGAAGAGAAGTTATTATTGCTTGCAACTGAGACTGGCAATCAGTCAGAGATCATTGAAGCAATCAAGAACATTATCATACAATGTACGGATCTAAAAAGTGTAGAAGGTTTAGCAACCTTTGATATTGAGTTTCTATTTTTACAGATCAGAACTAAGTCTGTAGGAGAGAATGTAGATGTTGTTGTCACTTGTCCAGATGATAATGAATCAACTGTGACAGTATCAATTCCTTTAGATCAAATCAAAGTTAAGAAAACTAGAGGACATAAAGCAGACATTACTTTGTCTGATGAATGTTCAATAACCATGGGTTATCCTAGTCTTGATATGTTTGTCTCAATGAATTTCAGTGGTGATGAAGTTGGTGTTGATGAAGTTTTTAAGATGGCAGCAGCCTGTATAAAAACTATTCAAGACACTAATCAAGTATACGAGTGTGCAGAGGTTCCTAGTTCAGAGATCCAAGAGTTCTTTGATGGTATGAACAGTGCACAGTTTGCTAAGATACAAAAGTTCTTCGACACTATGCCGAAGTTAACTCATACAATAAAAGTTACCAATCCAAATACCAATGTTGAAAGTGACGTTGTGCTTGAGGGTTTAGCATCTTTTTTCGCTTAGCTCTACTGCATACTAGTCTTCAATCTTATTATGAAGGGAACTTTGCATTGATGCACCACCACAAGTGGAACATTGATCATATAGATAATCTCATGCCATGGGAAAAAGAACTATATGTTGACATGTTAATCTCGTTCCTTAAAGAAGAAGAAAAACGCATGAGGGAGCAGAACAAATAGATGGCAAAACTTGCTGCCTATAAAATGGTGAGTCCAACTGTAACGAAGTCTGTGAAGGGTTCGTTAAAGATTGCTGTGCACTCACATTTAGACTCCATCAACAATCTTGGTAAATCTATTAACAGTGTTGGAAATCTTACTAGCGATCTAGTTAAAATATCCAGAGCATTTGATAAGACTACTCTAGAACAGGCAGTAGCAGACCGTAGACTTAAAAGAAGAAAGAAGGATGCAGCAGCAGAGAATAGACAAGAAGGAAAGAAATTAGATAAGTTTGATCAGAATGGTAAGAGTAAAGAAGTAGAGGCAGAGTTAAAGAAAAAGAAGAAGTCAGACGCAGAAGGCAAGAATAAAAAGACAGGACTAGGTGGTTTCTTAACTAAGTTTTTAGGACCTGTAGGTAAAGTAGCGATGACTATAGGTGTTGCATTTGCTACCTATAAGATAACAGAATACTTTTCTAAACCTGAGAACATAGAAAAGATAAAATTATTTTTAGAGAAATCTTCTTTTGTTTTTAATAAACTATTTGAGTTTGGTAGTGCATTGCTAGGTGGTGCCATGACTGCCATTGATGATTTGTTTGGTGAGAAAAAAAATATTTTAGAAAGACTATCAGGATTTGGTAAGGTTGCAGCAGCAATAGGTGGTATGGCACTCGCCCTAAAAGGAGTAGATCTTCTAGCAGGGATGATTGGTGGTGGTGATGAACGTGAGAGGCAAGATCAAAAGGACAAAAAGAAAAAGAAGAAACCAGAAGTTGATCCTGAGAATCCAAAGAAAAAACTCAAGGCAGATGAGGTAGTAGATAACGGTAAGGTCAGGAAGGCAACTCCTGATGAGATAAAGATGAAGAAAGCAGGTTTAGATAGTGATGCGATTGCTGATGCCAGAAAAAGAATAGATGCAGGTGAGGACTTTGCTACTGCAACAAGGAAAGCAGGAAGAGGTAAGGGTCTTGGTGCAAGAATAATGAATCAGGCAGATGATTTTGGTAGCATGCTTATGAAGAAAGGTAAGGGTGCTATAGAAGGTGCTGCTACTGGTATACGAAAGGGACTACAGAATGCTGATATAGGTCAAAAACTTCTTAAAAAGTTTAAACAAATAAAAGGCATAGGTAAATCGCTCGCGAGCAAGGGTGCAGGAAAATTAGCACAGATAAAAGGTGACCTTGCAAAAGCAGGAGACTGGGTAGGTGGTGGTCTTAATAAATTAGGAAACAATATAAAGGAGCAACTAGTTAAACGAGTATTGGGACCTCTTAAACCTTTTACTGATCCCATTATAGCATTTGCAAAGAAACAGGGTGAGAACTTATACAATTTGGTAATGAAGACACCTGCAGGTGCAATGGTAGAGAAATATTTAAAGACAAAAGGTTTATCATTAGCAAAACCTGGACCTCTAGGTAAAAAGATTGGTAGTAAAGCATTACCTATGGTTGGTGGTCTAGTCAACATGCTATTTGCATATGATAGATTAGCAAGTGGTGATGTTATTGGAGGTGCTCTTGAAGGATTGTCTGGTGCTCTTGATATCTCTGGTCTATTTGGATTTGTCCCTGGTCCATTTATGTCAATGGGTATTGATGCATTCATGTTTGCAAGAGATTTCATTCCTGCGATACAAGAATTTGAACAAAATACTATAGCAAAAATTCCAGGGTTCAGTCAACTATACCCTAAAGTAGAAGCACTTGCCAAGAAACTACCAGACCTCGGTACAATAGTAAAAATGATTACTGGTGGTGATAAGGAAAAAGAAACAGTCACCACATCATCAACGGTTAGATTTGAAAATGGTGTACTTGTAGAGGATACATCTTCCATCACTAAAGATGGAGAAACTACCACAAAGAACAATCTAGAAGAAATGATGCAGGGTGGTCATGTTATACCAGAGTTTAGTGCAGGTGGTTTATCAGATCAAGTTGCAATGACATCTACTATGGAGGATATCATTCCAATACCTATAGTATTACAGCAACTTGCATTGATTCCTAAAACAGTTCCAATAAATAAAGGCAGTCGCTCTGTATCAATGTCTTCTATCACATCTAGACGATTATAATGGCAAAAGCAGCAGGAGTAAAAAAAGGTAGTAAACTAAACTTTTATAAGTTTGTTGGTACTGAGGAACCCAAAGGTAAAGGTTCCAATCCTTTTGGTGCGACTACACATTTTAATAATAACACTACAGCAATAAATCAGATCGGTGAAAGTGTTAATGGTCTCATGTCTATGGTTGCAGAACTCAAAGAGTTAGAGTTAGCAAGACTAGAGCAGATGAATAAAAAGAAACCTGCATTAGAAGCACCACCAGAAGAGAAAAAGAAGAAGAAAGGTAGTCCACTTGTAAACTTTGCGAAGGGTGTTTCTAAGAAAGGTGGTAGTTTCCTAGAAGGAATACTTGGTATGTTAGGTAATATGTTAAAGATGTTTGTTGCTATACCTGCAATGATGTGGCTTGCTGACCCTGCAAATAAAGAAAAACTAGTCACAGTAATCAAAGTTCTTAGTAAGATAGGTAAATTTATATTTGACTTCATGAAGTTTGGAGTCATGAGTTTGATGGATGGTTTGTATGCCATGTTTAGTGATGATACCAGTTGGTTAGATAAGATATTAGGATTTGGTAAAGCATTAATAGGTTTAGGTACAGTATTATTAGGAATACGATGGTTGAGAAATCCCTTGAAACTAGTTAAAGATATTGGCAGAGGGATCAAGATGTTGATCAAAGTTATAACCAAGTCAGCAGCAGGTAAGAAGATGGGAGGAATAGTTAAAAAAGGCAGGGGAAAACTTCTAGGAAAAGTAGCAAATGTTTTTATGGCAAGTGGAGGAGTTGTACCTCTCAAGAAAGCAGCAAGTGGTGGTTGGATTACTGGACCTCAAACAGGATATCCTGTATCACTTGATGGTGGTGCTACAACCTCATTCATCGGTCATGGCACTGAATATGTTTCACAGAAGGCAGATGGTGGTGCATTTGTAGTACCATTTGACACTCCTGCTACCAAGAGAACTCCTAGTTTGACTCAGACTAGATTGGGTGAGGCAAAGAGACTTGGATTTGCTGATGGTGGATTACTTAATATAAATGCCCCTACGTTCACTAGTAAAAATTCTCCTATATTCAACTCTAGTACTAGAAATGAATACTCTGAAGGTGGAAAGGTAACTAACCATTTCTTTGAGAGAGGTGGGCAGATAAGTAATAACTTCTTTAGTGAAGCAGATAGAGCAGGTTACCATGATTTGAACAGTCCGTTTGATGACATGTCATTCGCACCTCCTATTGGTAATACATTGTTTACTAGAAAGACACCGATGTTAAACCTTAGTAAGGGTGGTGACTTTAAACCTTTACTAAATTTTGCAACAGGTGGCGAACTAAATCCATCATTTAATTTCTCTGCAGGTGGTTCAACTAGTGTAACAAATAATAATATGGTACAACCGATGCATATAGCATCAACCCCAACACCAATGGAAAGAAAGACTAAGATGGGTATGGGATTCCAAGGTGGTGGAAGAACTAATAGACAATATCAACCTGTCAAATCTAATGTTACTGTAACTCATCAGACTGAAACTAGAAATGAATCTGTTAATGATGTAAAAGCACAGGCAATAGCATCAGTAGAAGCAACTGCACAGGTTGTTAGTCAGGTAAATAATCAGAACCAACAAGCAATAGCACAGGCACAAGCAGCAACTGGTGGTGGCGGTGGAGAACCAGAAACTATAGTACAGGGTTTACCTGGATCAGGAACTGTAAATATTAATGGTGTCTTGAAAACTACTGCAACTTCATTAAACTCTAATAACAATTTCATGAGGGGACTTCTTAAATGAGTATAGAAAGAGTAAATGCAGGTGACATATCTGTAAATATATCAGTCTATAGAGATGGTAACCAACTGAAAGCAAGCGATGGAGGATACAACTTAGTTGGATTCTTGGTAGGATGGGAAGTCTATGAAAGTATAGAGTCTGCAACTTTAGAAGCAACATTTGTGTTTGAGGATTCTGCAGGTCTATCAAACGTTTTTACTGGGTCCGAAGAAATAGAATTTAAAGTTAATGGTTCGGTAGTATCAAGAACATATAGATTGCGTTCTTATAATATCAATAGCAGACAGAGAATCAATCAAACTACTGATGTATTCATAGTCAACTGCTGTTCAGATGAGTATGTAATGAATGAAGTTATCAATGTATTTGGTAAATCAGATAAAGTATTTGACGAGATTGAAGCATCATCAATTGTAAAAACTCTAGTCAAGGGAAAGGATTACTTAAACAGTGCTAAAAAATTATTTGTTGAAGAGAGTTTAAATAAACACGAGTTTATTGCAACAAACTGGAGACCTCTCGATACTATCTACTGGGTAACAAACAAAAGTGTTAGAAAGAAACAAACTGGTGGTAAACCCCAAAATGCATTTACATTTTATGAGAATGCACTAGGATATCATTTTAAATCTCTTGATAAAATGATTGATGATATCAATAAAATGGCACCAACGAAAGGAACAGATCCCCAGAGAGGATCTACAAGACTGTATGAATATTTGTTTGGACCAAAGAAAACTGATGATGGATCTAATGATCAGTTTAAAATTGATAGTATTGCATTTCCAGAGGAAAGAAACTTCTTGATGGGTCTACGACATGGTACATGGACAGGATTTAGTATGGGTTTTGATCCAGTTAATATGGCAAACTCACAGATGGGTGGAGAGAGTGTTGATCTAAAAGTAGACAAGGAAGTCTATAAAATTACAGAGATCTGGGAAAGCATGTCTCATTTAGGAGGAAAGAAAGCAGTTAATCCCGTGTCACGAATCTCTGGAGATTATAAGAGTTTAGTTGATAGTCCAAAGAGAATGCGCTATGCTTTTCTTCCTGCCCAAAACTTTGATCAGAAGAACAAGCAAGAACCTGCAAAGAACTATGCTGATACTGTATACTTACAATCATATCAATGGTTAAGAATGGAATCACTGAAGAATACCAAACTTCAAATAGTAGTTCCAGGAAATTTAGATCTTTATGCAGGGTCGGGTGTTAGTGTAACTATGCCAACGACAGAGAAGTCTGGTGATAAAATCAAGACTGATAAACGATTTAGTGGACGTTATATGATCGCCTCACTAGCACATAAAGGCACTCCAGACAGCATGTCTACGGAAATGCTCCTTATGAAAGATGCTGTACTTTGATAAATAGTTCTGTATCAACAAGGTACTTAACATGAAATCAATAGAAGACCACATTAAAAAAGACCACGATATCGTGGACAATCCACTTTCATCACCTGCAGCACGCAGACATGCTAAAGTCGAACTACATGAACTACAGGAGTATGCAGAGCATCACAAAGAAGAGATAGCAGCAGGAGATCATCACGATCCAAATGCACTAGAACTATTCTGTGACATGCACCCTGACGAACCAGAATGTTTAGTGTATGACGATTGAGGACTATTTACTAGGACTCTGGACAAATAAAAATCAAGCACAATCAGCTCCGACAACATATGCAACGATATACCTGCATTGGGAGAAGATAGAAGGGGGATTCCAGTCAAAAAACTACTATAGGACTGATGGACCCGAAAGACCTTATCGAAAACGATATCATAAGAAGGTTGACATATCCGAAACAGAAGTATTGATAGAAAACTATGATCTAGACTGGAATAAATCAGACCAGTGTGGAATGCTTTTTACATACGATAACAATGCATGGCATGGTAATATTGTAGGAACTTGTGTGCATAACGGAGTCACAATCAGATCACAAATGCATTTGTTTGGTGATAAACTTCACAGTTTTGACCAAGCATACAAGGGCGGTGTGATGGTATGGGGTAGCAATAACATTTACAAATATGTGCGTGTCGAAAACGACTTTTAGTTTCAAAAATTGGGGTAAAAAAATCCCGCCAAAAATTTGACTATTAAGGTTTTTGACTAAATAATCAAAAGTATGCAGATAAATG